ATTGACAAAGTATTTGTTGACAGAAGGACTGGGGTGACTGTAGTAAAAAGAAAAAAGGATGAGGACGTAGAGTTCGATCCTGCAATGTTGTCTCCTATTTCTGATGTCGAAGTGTACATTACCTTTACCAATAAGCAGGAGCATGAGGCAAAAGTAGAAGCCCTTAGAGATGCTCTGATGCCAATGGCTAGGGAAACGGAAGGAAAGGTTAGGCCAATCAAGCGTGTTGTAAACACAACCGATAATAAAAAGTTTCTTACTACTGATCTAGCCCAGTCACTACGTGGAGGCAGGGTTACTGCTGTTGTTAAGCCTAATGTTTTGTATAGGGTAAACAAGATTAGAAAGTCTAAGGGTCTTAAGCCTATAAAGGATTTTAAGTTTCCATTTGAGGTAAGCCAACATTCGCTCCGTTCTTATGCTATACCTAAAGGAATTGAAAGAGGGGTGGGGATAAAAGAATTCGGCACTTTGCCTTTTTTTGGAAAAGGTAGAAAGGGCTTTATTAATATTTCTGACGGCAGTAACATCATTACGATTAGTGCTGACTCTGTACTAGAGGCTACTCAAACAGCAGTTGTGCCTGAACTTATTGGTGCTATGGCAAGTTATGAAGCCTTGGTAGAAGCAGGGCCAGAGAGAGGCTCTCGACTAGTCGCTTCTTACAATCTGTCTCCTGTTAGCAGGAAGGGAGACATACCGAAATACAATGAATTTGTAGACGCTGTGTTTGGCGAGACTGCACATCGTTATGGAATGTTTGGTACAGACAGGGAACGTTTACAAAAAGCCAGATCAGAATCTTTATCTGAAAACATAGGCAATAAAGCAATGTTTGAGATGTACGATGGATCTGTTGTTTCTGGCGTTATCTCTTATGTCAACGCTAACAGCGTAGGGATAAAGGTAGATGGAAAACTTACTGGGTTTGATGTTCTTAACTACCAAAGAGTTCAGGTAGTAAGGCCAGAGAAACCTATAGAAGTAAGAGAGGGCGCTCCTATTGAAGACATTGGTCGCCCAGATAGTATGCTTACTTACTATCCATTTAAAGAAGAGACAGTAGATGTAGAGCGTGTACCTGTGTTTGGAAGTGCTGTATCAGATGAGCAAACTATTGTAAGAGTGTATTACTCAAAGTTAAATAATACATATAGTGTTTCTGTTGATGGCACAAAAGACCTTGAGGGTGCTACTGCTGACCAAACCGCCGCTTTCCTAAACAACCTAGACAAAGTAACAGAAGGGGAATTCAAAGTACGCAAACTTCCCGAAGGATTAAAGAGAGAAGTTCGTAGAACTATACTAAGGAAAAAGGATGTTAAAGTTTCTGTTCCCCCTGATCCTCTTTCAGGAGTAGAGGTTCGTTATAAGTACAGCCCCGGAAAAGAGGAGGCTGAGTTAGGCATAACTACAATGCCTATTGCTGAACCAGAACTTTCCAAAAAGGTAAAAGATTTAAGGGCGAGTGGAAAATCGTTCAGTTCTATTGCTAAAAAGTTAGGCATAAGCATTGAAAAAGCACAATCTGTTTTTGAAGTAACGACAAGGGATGACTTGATCACACCGGAAATTGCGGAAAAATATGGTGCAGTCCTGTCTGATCCAGATGCCGCAAAGAAACTGGCTGATGATACTGAAACACAAAAGGCCGCTCAAGAAGTTGTAGATAAAGTAGCAGAGATGGAAGAAGCCAACAGGAAGAAACGAGAAGAGCAAGCCGCTCCTGTTGAAACTACACCTGCAACTACTAAAAACTTTACTCCCGAACAATTTTACAAAGGGCCTCCACTAAAGTCTGGGAAAGAAGCCTTTGATGTGCTAATCCAAGAAAGAGACAGGCGCAAGTCTGAGAGTCCTAGAAAACAATTTAGGATTGAGGTTGATTTAAATAGTCTCAACTCATTTGGGTTGCCTTCCATTAAAAAAATTCAACTTTTATACAGCCCAATCTTAAGAAGACAGCCCGGATTTAAAATTGTTCGGAGTGCGACAACAACCTTATATTCAGATGGTCGAAAGGTTTCTTTTGATTTTGTCAAAAAGATTGCGCCTGTTGAAGTTGTAACTGAACCTGATGCTCCTACTACAGAAGAAGCATTAATGGATGATCTCATTGATGAATCATTTGAAGAAGAAAGACAAACTACAGATGATGTTCCTACAGACCCTGAACAGGTAGTTGCTAAACCTATAACAGGTGATACTCCTTTTGTTAGAATGGATTTAGGACAAAGTTTTGAGGACAAGTATGGAGGCAAGTGGAAAGTAACAGAAAAGGTAAGTAACGTTGTTTACGTGCAGTTTACTGGAGGAAAAGCGCCAGACTTAAAGTTTCAAGCAATTGTACACGGCAAGAAGGACGTAACCAAATTCTCTAAGGGTATGACAATTGAGGTTGATCGAATGTCTACTCCTAACAACATGAGCGTACGCATAAGTTACGATAACTTTGAGACTGACTTTGAGAACTACTCAATAGTACGCCCCATTCCCGCAGATGGGCAAGGCTCCTTCAAGTACAACACTGGACTAACACCTAAGAGATTTAAAGAGGTGCTTGGCAGTACTGTTGGCAGGCTAAACTTGGAAAGGCTTATCAAGAGTGGCGAGGTAATCATAGTACAGAACCAACAGGATGTTCCCTTTAACTTGATTAACATGGGTGTTCATGCTGTTACTCGCAACGGAAAGACTTGGTTCATAACCAACAACATCAAGGAAAGCGAGATCACTGGGCTGTACCTGCATGAGATTGGTGTACACCTTGGCATGAAGCAGGTATACGGAGATGACTTCAACTCTATCCTTAACGAAGTAAAGAGCAGACGAAACAATCCAGAATGGGCTGACGCATTCGATGCCGCTACTATTTCAGCAAACCAGAAAACATTTGCTGATGATGTTGCAAGAGAAAACTATATTTCAGAAGAAGCCTTTGCATATTTTGTTGAGTCTAATGCTGAATACAAGAATTCTTTTTGGCAAATAATCTTTGACACTCTGAAGAGAGTAGCCGCAAGATTCCAGATGTACATTGGAAAGCCAGTGTCTGACGGACAACTGATTGCATTTGCAAGAGGTGCGGCACGTGGCATGTCACAAAGAAACAACCAACAAACTATTGACTCTGACGATGAGGAGTACTACTCCTTGGTGCAGGGCGCGGCTGATCGTATCCTTGAAACAGAAGGAGGAAGGAAACTGCATGATGCCGCAGAGAGAGCAGGCTACACTGAGAAGGCAGGCTCTGCATGGAGAGCAACAAAGAAGTTCTTTGATCCGTTTGCTAATCTACCATTTGCTAGAGACTTAAGAAAACTAAGATCACTACTGGCAGGTAAGATGGGTGAGATTGAGTCATTGGGTAGAGATATCCTCAAGGCATACGACAACCTGACGGAAGAACAAAACCAAGAACTGTTTGAGTTCTTTACAACTAAAGGCGCTACCTTTGCAGAAAACTCTACGGTGGACAAACAACTACAACAGGCTTCCATTGGATTAAAAAACAAGATAGAAGAAATCGCTACTGAAGCAGAGTTACGAGAGATGTTTCCAGAGGCAAGCAAGGAGCAACTTGCAGAACTTAGGGGAGCATATCTGCCAAGGGTTTATCTCACAAACATTCTATCCCATTCCACTGACATAGGAGGTAAGTTTAGAACTACTGGAAAACTTTGGACTATGCCAAGAAAAGAGTTTGATGAGTCTGTAAGGGAAATGATGGGAGAGATTAAAGATGTTAAGTATCTACTCTACAATGCACTCACAATGTCTCAACATGACATTGTAGTTATAGATTATCTTAAGCAGTTATCAGTTCGATCTGCTATCGAAGAGTCTGAGGCCCTGAAAAAACTTAAAGAGAACCTTAACCAGAAGATGGTTGACAGAGATAATGCAACCACTGATGAGCAAAAAACTGCACTTGATCAAGATATAAAAGATTTAAAAAAACAAATAAAAGATATGCCCAAGGATGAGAGGTCTGTAGCAGGGGATGTTCCTTGGGTAATGCCAATGCAATGGGTTGAAATTCCATTTATAAAAAAGGATGGCACAAAAGGAAAAAGGCTAACAACACTAGCAAGTTTGGAAAGACAAATAACTGCATTTAATAATCTAATTGCTCAAGGCAAATCAACAATGAAACCTGAAGCAATAGAGGCATTAAAAGAGAGGTCTGCTGAACTTGAGTTGGCTCGTAAGGAATTCTATGACAGCCTTGGTGTTCCTCTTGATCAGTTGGGTACAAACCAAGAAGGAGATGCCTCTAGCATTGCTAAGTATTATGATGACAACTATGACTTAAAAATGTTTAGGAGAATACCTAACATACCTGATAAGTACGGCTCTATGGCAGGGCTGTATGTTCGCAGGGAGATTTATGAAGACATCATAGGCAATGCAGACATGGTGAAAGGTGAGCAGAATCTTTTTCAGAGAATGCTACTTCCTTATGGTAAACATGCCAAGTTGGTAAGTGCGTTCAAGATTCTTAAGGTTCCTCTTAACCCTCCGACAGTAGTAAGAAACTTTGTATCTAACTTAGTGTTGATGCAGTTGATAGGAGGCGTTGCTTTCCATAGACAACCTGCATTATTGAGAGCGGCTATCAAAGAGATGAGAGGAGAAGACTCAGGCATGGTCTTTACTCACTCAAAGACAGGTAAAAAGTTTACTGCTTATGAACTCGCTCAAGAGCAGGGCGTATCAGGCACGACACTAACATCTGCTGAGTTAAAGAAGATGGAGATAGTGTTCCAATACATGGAGAAGGAAGGAGCATGGGGAATACTAACCGGAGGCCAGAAGATGTGGAACAAACTGGCAGAGTTTGGTGGTGACCTTTACCAGAACATAGAGATACTTGGTAAGGTTGCGGTTATCATGGACAAACTTAACAACGATACTCAGAGGGCAGAACTAAACGATATTCTTGCGAAAGAGAATTCAAAAATACTTACTATTGAAGACATAGCAGTTCAGGAAGCGAACAGGATTTTGTTTGACTACAGCGAGGTTAGCCCTACTATCAGAGGATTGAGATCATCCTTTCTTGGAGCGCCATTTATAACGTTCCAAGTTAAGGTGTTGCCTGAGTTGGTCAAGGTTCTGAATGATCCAAGCAAGTACCATAGGTTCATCCCATACATGATGTTGATTGGTAGCGCACAGGCATTGTTCGGTTCCTTTCCATTCGTGGAGGATGATTGGGATAAGATGGAAGAGTTACTGCCTGAGTTTACAAAGGACAACACGATGTTGTTCCTGCCTTGGAAGGATTCAGAAGGTAGATGGCAGGCTGTTGATATCTCTTACTTCTTCCCTTGGTCTTGGTATACCCAGATGGCAACTAAACTTGGACAGGGGGATGTCTCAAAAGCACTGATTGAGGGTGGCGTCATAGGCCCCGGTTGGCAATTGATGACAGCCATCACAACCAACAAAGACCCTTGGAGTGGTTACGATATTGTCAACGAGAACGATCCATTATCTGACAGAGTGTTTGACAAGATCAGTTACATGAACTCAATGATGCTACCTCCTTGGTTAACTCGTAATGGTCTAGTGTCTGTTTCCTCATTAGGTGAGGCCATGTACAGGCTTGATCCTAAAGAGATAGAAGGAAAGTTGTTCGACTTTGCTTTGGGTAGAACTAACAGATATGGAGACACTAAGGTTAGTTTTGGAAAACTTCTTGGTTCTTCTATAGGCCTTAACCCTTACGCAATATCTCCTGATGCACGTTCAGCACAGAACAGGAGATACAATTCTGAGATAAGAGGATTTAAGGCAGACATAACTTCTACCAGAAAGAACAGAAGTCTCGCGCCAGATCAAAAGAAGCGAAAGGTCAACGAGTTGAAGAGAAGGATTGATGAAGCAAGGGAGGAGAAAGCGGAGTTTAACAGGAAGACATCTGGTATAGAGAGAACGCTATGAGATTGGTTTGCGTAGAATGGCAAGATATTCTTGCGTCAGCAGGGTGGGAAAAAGAAGATGAGATAGAGCCGCAAACCTTTTGGACTGTCGGATACCTCATCGTTAAAGACTCAAAGGTGTTGAAGATTGCCAACACCAAGGATGTGGAGGACAACTACTTTGGTATCACTGCCTTCCCCATCGGTTGCGTGGTGTCCATTACTGATATTCCCTCAACAGTTTCCGCTGAGTAACGGCAACTATCTCGTCGTAGTAACCCTCACCATCTAGTTGGTTTAACATAATCACTCCTCTCCACCACTGATGCTCAGTGTCTCTGCACCAGTTCTCAGAGTACTTGGGGTGACTATAGCATCCGGCACTAAGACCGAATATTTTCTGGCCGTCAGGCCTCGTCTGTTCAGCGTGGTTGTACAAATGGGTGTGACCCTGTACAGCACTACAGTGCAGTTTGGAAACCAGTGTGAAGCCAAGGTGGACACTACTGATGGGCCTTCCAGATATGCCAGAGGTAAAGTAGTGGCTGAAGGATATCCCTGCTAAAGTCAGCACTGACTTGAATGGCGTAACCTTCCACCCATTCTTCTCGTAATGTAAATCACTAATATCAATTGTGCCATGTAACTCAGGAGCAGAGTTAGTCGCCCTGTTGATTCTGTCTTCATGGTTTCCAAGACACATGTGCATCTTAGGTTTGTACTGCTTTTCTTTGTTCTTTCTCTTCTGGGCGTTGTACGCCCTCAACGGTTCCATAAGTTTCTCTTGGGCTTCAATACAACTATTTATATCTTTCTTATAGCGTTTGCCTTCAAAGCCTTTGGTTCCCTTGTCATATGAAGATAGTGATGGCATGTCAGCAAAGTCACCCAGACATACTATGTACTCTGGCTTGTGAGCCACAATGAACTTACCCAGATGGGTAAACCTTTCATTGTCATAGTCTGGGTTGGCATGTGCATCAGGAATTATAAGAAGGTTCATAGTAGTTTAGCAATCTCCAATACTTTGTTGTACTGCTCCCTGTTGTTACTGACCTTGGCCCATGAGACACAGTTAAAGTCGCTACATAGTTGAGGACGTTCTTCATAGATTCCACACTTGTTGTCTACTAAGTGGGAGCATCTAATCTTGATGCCAGTCTTTGTTGCTTCAATGTGTTCATGCTTCTCTACTATTGCATGTAACCACTGCATCTGCCTTGGGTCTTTCCAACTAGGATTGATTTCAATCTCGCAACATAAAGCGCACTTGGTACACAGGCTCTCAGTTATGTCGCTCTCTTGTAGAGGCCAAGGGTCATTAGCCATTAGGTGTATAGTTCATCTATAGGACGCAATTTATCTTGAGTTAATGTATACCCCGGCCCATGCCCCAAGTCGTTTATATTTTTATCAGATAGTAATTCATCTTTTAAGGCAAACCCCCTTATGATATAATCTGGAAACACTCCTGTTACCAACAGGTAAACATCAACCTCTTCCGATCTTGTGTTTAACTTGGCAACTAATTTTCCAGTTTTGTACTTTGTTGTTTTTACATCTATCTTTATCCCTCTATACTTAATATCCCAACCAGAGTCAGGCTCAAGTATCAGGCTTGGGTATACATTTAATACTTTGCTTGCGGCTATTTCCCCGCCAATGCCCTCAAGATCAGTTTGTTCTGATGATTGTTTTCCTATCTGTTGATCCGGTCTGCCATTTTTTCTAGCCAGTTCGTACCTTTGCTTTGCTAAAGTTTCACATACAACCTGTTCACCGAAGTTTAGAGATACGTTCATTGTGTTTCACAGTTCACAAGCACCTCCTGTGCAGGCAAACTCCTGACTGCTAGTGGTAACGTCCTCTTCCTCAAGGATCAAGTCCCAGTCAATCTCCTTTGGTATCTGCTTGGCTCTCTCTTTGTACTCTGCTTCATCACAGTCCTCATAGGGAGCAGACTCATACGAGTGAGCCTCGTCTGCGCTAGGCAAGAATGAAACACCAGATACGATGTCAAAGTTTTTCCAAACCCATGCTCCTACCTCCATCCACTCATGCTCCTTAACGTAGATAGTGACTGACGGTTTGTGTTCGCACCAGTGTACAGTGAATCTCTTCCATATCTCAAGATGATCTAAGGCTGACAGGTCATGTCTAGTGAGAGACTTCTTAGGAGACTTCTGAGGGAACTCAAATACCCAAGCCTCTGCGTTGTAAGGGTCAGTGTGGTATGGCACTTTACAGTCAATCAGGGCCTGTGATAGAGGGTCTTTCTTGTCGTTGCGAACCCTGCGAATCAAGTGTGAATTGTAACGAGGGTGTATCCCTGATGCACTGTCCACAAGTTGACTGACCGTACCTGATGGCTTGACACAAGTGATAGCGGTACTCTCTGGGATGCCAAGTTTCTTAGCCCACTTCTTGTTGACACTTACAGCATGTGCCTTGAGAGATTCCAGATCATCTGCACTGGCATTCATTAAAGCGGGACAGTCCATGATCCCTGTCAGGCTAACGCCAAGCAGTCTCTCCTCTTCAGTGTTACGCTTCCATGCGGGAGAAAGATACCTGAAGTCAGTGAGAGTAGCCTGTAAAGTGCCAATGATAGTGGCGATCTCTACCTTGTTCTTGATGTCAGCAAGTGTGTCGCTCTCTCTGCATACAGCCTCCGATAGATTGCAGAACTGCTTTGGTCTTAGAATAATCTCAGAGCATGGGTTACAACCGAAGTCATGCTCACTGTCTCTGCGCTCTGGAACCATATGTTTTGCGGCTTCACGATTGAAGATGCCACGCTCTCCACTACGACTCTCATACAGGGCAGTCCACTCACGCAGGAACACGCCCATGTCAGGCTTCTCCGTGTAGCACACGCTGTTATTAGCCAAGGCCCTCTGTGGATTCTCAGCCCACCACTGACCAGACTTGGCATGACGCATACGATCATCAGTCAGATTTGATAGCGATATAGTGGCTGACCTACGCACACCACCTACTACCACTGACTCACCGATAAAGCACACCAGATCGTGACACTCTATGGAGTTTAGTTTCCTTCCGGCAGAGCCTTTAAACACGGCAACAAAATGCTTAAACAACTTATCCAGTGGCTCTGGGCCTGATGCCCTGCCCCCGAATGTCTTGAGCCTAGCCCCCGCAGGCCTGATCTTGGACACATCCCATGTTGGAATCTGCCCTGCATATAACAGACTGACCAGTTCCTTTAAAGCCTTGGCCCATCCAATCTTGCTGTCCCTTACAACAATAACTGAATCGCTACTGTGAAACTCATCTGCTACCTGTGGCAGTGCATTGATGTACTGTCTCTCTACTGAAAAACCAACCCCTGTACCACACATGAGAATGTACATGCATTCATCAAATGCTCTTGGGCTATCAATGGGAAGATAGGAACAGTTGTATCCTGCGACTGCATCTCTTTCTAATGCTTTGCCACTGGTCATTAAACATCTCATGCTAGGCATTACATCCATGCTAACAATGGCATCACGAACAAGATCAAGATTGGTAGAGGTTCTGTTCTGGAAGAAGTTTATGTAACGCTCGACTGTCTCCTCCCAAGTTTCTCTACGCTTCTGATCATCAAGATACTTGGCATACCTAGACTTGTGTATAAACTTTTGATACTCGTTCATAATGTGACAGGCCCCTCTTCTACTTCGATTTCTAACTTGGATATCTCAGACATTGGGATGATCCACTTGCTGTTATCGGCAAGACCTATCTCATACACGGTGATGTCCTTGAAGGAACTCTGAGATGACATGTCTCCTGCAAGTACCTCCTGTTGCCTGCCTGATTTCTTGGCCCAACATATTGACTCTATATCTATGATCACTGGAAAGTTCTGTAGGATCACAGTCCTTGTTCCCTGTGACCGTTTGAAAAACTTTACTTCTCTGTAAAATGACATTCAAGTTCCTCGTAATCTTCTTTCAGATTCTTTTTAATTGCGTACTCTATATACTCTTCAAGAGAGACTCCCCAAAAACTTTTGAACACATTGCTCCAGTTTTTTGAGGAGTCTTTTCTCGACTTACGGTAGCAGTACCTAGCAAATGAATACTTCATATGCTCTGCTAGGTCATAGTTTAACGAACTTACATTAGAAGGGAATGTCCTCTCCCTTCTCAACTACGTCAGCGGTGTGCTTATCTCCTCCTGCACCTCCTAGCATCTGCATTGTATACCCATTAATCTCAGTCACGTACCTCTTGATCCCCTCTTTGTCATCATATGAGCGGTTAGAGATTCTTCCCTCGACATAGATTTGTGATCCCTTGTTTACGTACTGCTTGATCACATCAGCAGTCTTCCCAAAGAACACAACTCTGTGCCAGTCGGTTGTCTTGTTGTCTCCATACCCACTGTTGGTTGCCAGTGAGAAAGACGCCACTGTGTCTCCCGATTTAGTCTCGCGGAACTCTGGCTCTTTGCCAACGTGACCCACTAATATCGCTTTGTTTACGCTTGCCATCTAGCATCGTACCTCTTGGTTAGTTTCCATAATTGTAAGGCCGCTTCAAACATACTAAACAACCTCTCTCTTTCTTCCCATTGGTACTCTACTACATAACCGGGAGAAGAAACCGATACAAAAAGGTTGAGGAGTTTCCTACCTCCACCTATCCCATGATTGTAAGCCGCCAGTTGTACTCCATAAGAGTCGTATAAATCAGGCTTCTTACCTTCATCCAAAACTTCCTTGGTCTTGAAGTCAACAACCCACTCATCAGAGTGTACATCTATCTTACCTCCGTACCCCATTGGGTGAGCGAATGACTTCTCCACCTTCCAGTCCTGATCGCCACAAACTTCTCTCATCTTTGCGAGGGTTTGCGTGACCATGTGTATTTCGTTTGGATTTTCTGACCCACAACTGCCAGTTAGTAGTTGTTGCTCAATCAGGTTGTGCATGTACGTCCCTCTCTCAGAAGACTTTATCGAATGCTCCTTGGACAATGCAAACACACGCTTCTTGAACTCTTTCTCATCCTCATCCCAGTACTGTTTAGATTCTAACATCGACTCAAACAACTGGTCTTGAAAGTATCTGTTCAGACCGGGAGAGGCAACCACATCTTTCCAAACGGTAGACACAGAAGGAACCCAGCCATACTTACGAGCGTCACGCAAAGTCGTTTTACGAATTTTGGGAGCGCCACTTACCAGAGATTGGTTTTCAATCTCGTACCTTGGGGTTCCCTCCTTGTCATACCAGTGGCTCATTTCCACTTACTCCAGTATGATTCTTGCGTAAGGTTCATCTCCTTGGCAAGTTGTTCTACGGCACGTTGTGCATCAATGCAGTCCTTGGCATACGCAGAACCTATCTCCATGACATCCCTTGTCACCTCTGCCGATAGGTTGATGACTTTGATAATTAGTTCTCTTTGCTTCTCACTAACTGCAACTTTGCTTGCGGGTTTCTTGGTTACTTTCTTCTCAGTCATTCTTAAATTCCTCTGATTCATCTTGACCATAAACACCATACTTGTATGCGCCTGACAGTTTGAGTACAGCACGTGACAATGCTCTCTTCTCTGCCATCTCTACGACATACAAGGTTGTGACATTACCCTCTCTCCCCTTGCCAAACAAGGCAGAGGCAAAGGTTTCAATGGTTGTGTCACCCTTAGTTGCAACTGCCTTCACAACTGCAAAGTCTTTTTGAGGAGGTACGCTCATCAGTTCAAACGATACCTTGATGTTGTTGGCATACTGTATCTTTTCTATGCCTGTTCTCGTAATGATAGGTATCTTCTTGCCGCCTCTCTCAAGAGTAAATATATCCTCCTTAACTTCTAAGGCGTTCTCTTTAACCAAGTCATTAAGGAAGTCTCGTTTACTTGTCATGCTC